TACTTTAAGAATGTTATTAATTCGGATTCTAACTATGTTTGGGTTGGCTCTGATCGTACTGGTTCAGAATCAAATACTTCACTAAATATTGCTACATCCACAAACGTAACACCACTTACACTATCATTTGGTGGTGCTGGTTTGGATAGAGATTATGGCGAAACAACAATCTCATTTGGTGATATTGCAAGAGCATATGATCTATTTGTCTCACCAGATGATGCTGATGTATCACTTATCATGACCGGACCTGCTAGAGGTGGTATTTCAGGAACACAATCTCCTAACTATATTATTGATAACGTTGCTGAGGTTCGTAAAGACTGTGTGGTATTCATCTCACCTTCAAGTTCAACAGTTGTTAATCAGACACAACCAGTAGAACAGATTCTATCATTTAGAACTAATCTAAGAAGTTCATCATATGCCGTTGTAGACTCAGGTTACAAGTATATGTACGACAAGTACAATGACGTTTACCGTTACATCCCGCTTAATGGTGATGTTGCTGGTCTTTGTGCAAGAACAGATAAAACTCGTGATCCTTGGTTCTCACCAGCGGGTACAACTCGCGGTGCTATCAAGAATGTAATTAAGCTTGCATTCAATCCAAATCTTGCTCAGCGTGATCAACTTTATAAGAATGGTATCAACCCAGTTGTTAATCTATCTGGTCAGGGACCAATTCTATACGGTGATAAGACACTTCTAGATAAACCATCAGCATTTGACAGAATCAACGTTCGCCGTCTATTCATTGTTCTTGAAAAAGCAATTGCAAATGCTTCTAAGGCGCTTCTATTCGAGTTCAACGACGAATTTACTCGTGCTCAATTCCGCAATTTGATTGAACCTTATCTAAGAGATGTTCAGGGTCGTCGTGGTATTTATGACTTTAAGGTTGTCTGTGATGAAACTAACAATACATCACAGGTAATTGATAGTAATAGATTTGTTGGTGATATCTATATTAAGCCTGCTAGATCAATTAACTACATTCAGCTTAACTTTGTGGCTGTACGTAGTGGCGTTGAGTTCTCAGAGATTGTAAGCTAATCAGAATAAATAAAGACAAGGAGAACAAACATGGCATTTGCAGTCAATGATATTAGAGCTCATCTACAACTTGGTGGTGCTCGCCCTACACTATTCCAAGTAAGACTTACAAGTAACTTTACATCAGATTTAGCTAGTATCGCATCCTTCATGATCCAGGCGAGCTCTTTGCCTGGATCAACTATCACACCAATCGAGGTTGGTTACTGGGGACGTAAAATTAAGGTTGCGGGTGATAGAGTATTTGATGATTGGTCAGTAACTGTAATGAATGATGAAGATTTTAAGGTTCGTCATGCATTAGAGCTATGGCACAATAAAATCAATTCACTAGGTGGCAATAGAAATACAACCGGAAGTGCTTCACCAAGTAACTATAAGTTCCAGGCTGAAGTATCTCAATATTCCAAAACTGGTGATATTGTTAGAACATATACTTTCTACGGTCTATTTCCAACTCAGATCCAGCCAATTGAACTTAACTGGGATTCAACCAATCAGATTGAAACATTCCAAGTTAATTTCGCATACGATTGGTTCGAAGTTACTGCACCAGGTAATACTGGCACACTAAGTTAATTTAGTTTAAATGAAGTGGTGATCTTATAATGGAATTATTTGGTTTTGAACTTAAACGAAAGAATCCCGAACCCATCTCATTCGCTCCAAAGGCGAGTGATGATGGGGCGGTTATTGTTGCTGAAGGTGGTGTTTACGGTACTTATGTAGATTTAGACGGTTCTATTAGAACTGAAGCTGAATTAGTCAATAAGTACCGTGAAATGTCATATCATCCAGAAATTGACAGAGCTGTAGATGATATTGTAAATGAAGTTATTACTCAGGAACCAGAAACAGAACCAGTTGAATTGATTCTTGATGATACTGAGCTATCAGACCGAATTAAAAAACTGTTTGTAGATGAATTTAGAAATGTTCTAAAACTTCTTGAGTTTAATGCTCAAGGTTATGAAATCTTCAAACGTTGGTATGTAGATGGTAGATTATATTACCATGCTATTCTAGATGAAAAACAACCTAGAGCTGGTATTATTGAACTTCGTTATATTGACCCACGAAAGATTCGTAAGGTCAGAGAAGTAAAGCGTAAAAAGCTAGTAGATAATATTCCTACTAATCAGACTAGTAAAGAATATTATATCTTTAATGATAAAGGCTTTGCTAAAACTTCTGGTAACGTATCGTCGATCCCCAATAATAGTATTGGTGGTGTCAAGATTGCTAAAGACTCGATCATTCATAATACGTCGGGACTCACATCAATCAATGGTGACCTAGTACAATCATATCTCCATAAAGCTATTAAACCTCTCAACCAGCTTCGTTCTATGGAAGATTCGCTGGTCATTTATCGTATCAGTCGTGCGCCAGAACGCCGTATTTTCTACATCGACGTTGGTAATCTACCAAAGATGAAAGCGGAACAATACCTCCGTGATCAGATGACTCGCTTTAAAAACAAGCTTGTTTATGATTCCGCAACTGGTGAAGTTCGAGATGACCGCAAGTTTATGACTATGCTTGAGGACTTCTGGCTTCCACGCCGTGAAGGTAGAGGAACAGAAATCACAACTCTACCAGGCGGTCAGAATCTAGGTCAGATCGACGATATTGTGTATTTCCAGAAGAAACTATATCAAGCATTAAATGTTCCTGTTTCAAGACTTGACACTGAAACACAATTTGGCTTCGGTAGATCAAACGAAATTACTAGAGACGAAGTTAAGTTTGCTAAATTTGTGAATAGACTACGCAATCGGTTTGCTGCTCTATTTACAAAAATCCTCGAAAAGCAATTAGTACTCAAAGGTATTATCACATACGAGGAATGGGAACAACTTAAGAATCAGATCCGTTATAAATTCTCTCAAGATAATTACTTTGCCGAACTTAAAGAAACAGAAATCCTTAGAGATCGCATTGTAATGCTTAGAGATATTGATGATTATGCCGGAAAGTATTATTCAAATGAGTGGATCCGCCGCCACGTTCTTCGTCAGACCGATGAGGAAATGGAAGAGATTGATGCACAGATCAAAGAAGAAGCTAATAATCCACAGTATACACCTCCAGCTCCACAAGCTCCAACACAACCTGAAGAACAACAACCTGTAGGTTCTCAGGAAACAATTGGTGCTCAAGGTCAAGAATAAAATTTAATAAATAGAATATCAGATAAAAGGAATAAGTTATGCCAGATACAACTGATTTGCTCGGTTTAGCCATTGATAAGAATCCTGTAGATTTTGCTAGTGCATTTGACACTATTCTACGAGATAAGGCTATTACTGCTCTAGAGAATAAGAAGATTGAACTTGCTCAGAGCATTTATGGTGATCCAGAAGACACCGACGACACAGTAGATATTGATGATGTCGATTTTGATGACGACGATCTTGACGATTTAGACTTAGATCTCGATGACCTAGATCTTGATGATTTGGACTTAGGCTCAGACGAAGGCGAGGGTGCAGATGAAGACGCTTAAAGAACTATTTGAAATTTATCGTCCTAAAGCTAAAGGCGAGCAAGATTTCGTCAACAAACATGTAGTCATTAAGCACAAGGATCGTAACGGTAACGGCGACGATGTGTTTAACGGCAAGACCAAAGTAGTAAATCGCAAGAAAGAACGTCACGGTTATGATGTTGGTGACGATGAAAAAGTCTATGAAGAAGCCGAAGAGCTGGATGAGTTATCAAAGGATACTTTGAAATCCTACGTTAAGAAATCAGTTTCAGATCTCCCAAAGCGTGGAATCGCCGCTCAGAGTAAGTTTGATAAAGGTGAGAGCGATGATGCGCTTAAACATCTTCATAAAATTATCAAAAGACAAAGAAGCGTTGATACAGCTCTTGATAAAATGACAAAAGAAGAAGTAGAAGATCTTGATGAGCTATCAAAGTCAAAAGTCGGCAATTATATGAAGAAAGCTGAGCCTGTTTATGACAAAGCGCATAGCGAAGTTGTTAATGATACAGGCGGCAATTTTGATAAGTCTCTCGGAACCTTGTTAAAAAGAGCTGCTGGGCATCAAAATGCCAAAGCTAAACTTTCAGGTAAAGCTAAAGTTCCTGCGACAAATGAAGAAGTAGAAGATCTTGATGAATCTAATTCATTTAAACATGATGACACTGTACAAATTAAATCAGGTAAGTGGAAAGGTCATATAGGCTTTATTCGTAAATCTACTAAACCTGATCATTATGAAATTGTTGATGGTGAAGAATACCCTAGATATGGAATACACCATATAGATAATCTAAAAAGGGCAAAAAATCCTAATATAGATGAAGCTGTAAGTGTTTCACATGATCGTTACCTTCGTAGTCATGGTAAGAAAGCTTCAGGTTCTGGTGCATGGATCTTTACTCATAAGAAGAATGGTAACATTGATCTCAATGATGATAAAGTTTCACACATTGGTAAAGGTAAGTTTAGTGATGCTGCTAAATCTGCTAAGGCTTGGGCTAAAAAGCATGGTCACACGACAGTTTATGTAGCTGAAGAACATGCCGATGAAATGCTACGTAACTCTATCCTTGAAATGGCAGAACTTGAAGGTGAAGATCTCACTGAAGAGAATCTTGATACTCTAGTTGAAGCATTACTTGATGAACTTTCAAAGGGTACACTAAGTTCATATGTGATCAAAGCCACACATCCAAGCCGTGAAAATAGTATTTCTAATCTTGCATCAAAAGGCGGATTTAAGAATGCTTCAACATCAGCTGGCAGTGACGATGATAAAGATCCAAATAAAAATGGTGAAAAAGAAGATTCTAAGGCTGCAAAACGTTCATATGGTGTAATCCGCGCAGTAAGTAAACTCACCAAGGAAGATGTAATTAACCGTGCTATTGAAAAGTATGTGGTTAGTGAAGCAGAACTTCCAACTCCAGCTGACCGTCTACTTTCCAAACTTGATGGTCTCTCCGAAACTCATGTAAATACACTTCTAACTATATTTGATAGTCTCAACGAAGATAATCAAATAAAGATGTTATATACCGCCGAATCACATGAAGGTATTTTAAGTCTTCTTGATTTTGCAATCCAGAATAAAGGAGCTTAAATATGGCTATTGCACTTCCCGCTGGCGCTAGAATGATTGCAAACAGAAAGAATCTTTCTGCTACACTACACTTTACTGCTAATGCTACTATTATCGTGTCAGGTAATACATCTGTAAGCCATCTTGCTATTGGTGATGAAGTTCTTACTGGTGCTTCTATTACACAAGTATGGCATGGAAGCCAAGTACAATGGTCAGTGAAACGCGGGTCAAACACTGTAGGTGTCTTTGATTCTACTTCTTATGTTGATTTTGCTGGTAATGGTAATGCTATTAATCTTGATTCTGCTGCAACATTAGTTGTTTCGTTAGATTCTTCTACGGCGAATGGTTATCTTATGATTGAACTTCAAAAGATCGGTCCATTTGCTCCTGATGCATATTTCCAAACATAAGAGGGTAACATGAAACTTATTACAGAAATCTTCGAAGATGTTCAATACGTCACTGAAGCAAAAGAAGATGGTGGAAAGAACTTCTATATTGAAGGTATTTTCCTACAGTCTGCAATTAAGAACCGTAATGGCCGTATGTATCCAGAACATGTAATGGACAAAGAAGTTGCTCGTTACATGAAAGAAGCAGTTGAAACTAAGACTGCAATGGGTGAACTTGGCCACCCAAATGGCCCACAGATTAATCTAGATCGTGTATCACACCGTATTGTTTCTCTTCGTAAGGAAGGTACTGATTATATCGGTAAGGCTATGATTACTAATACTCCAATGGGTAATATTGCCAAGGGTATTATGGAATCAGGTGCTAGACTTGGTGTGTCTTCTCGTGGTATGGGTTCTTTGAAACTCAATAAAGAAGGTGTCAACGAGGTTCAAGATGATTTCAGACTCGCTACTGCTGCTGACATTGTGGCTGATCCTTCTGCTCCAAATGCTTGGGTAAATGGTATTATGGAAAACTGCGACTGGGTTTATGATGACCGTCTAGGTTGGAAAGCAGTTCAGATTATTGAAGATACCAAGAAGAATATTGATGCTGCTGTAGCATCTAAAAGACTTAATGAGCAGACTAAATTGAGAATGTTTGAATCATTCTTGAATAAAATTTCAAAAATCTAATAAAGATAAATAACTATAATAAATTATCCTAAAGGAGTTACAAA